ACTGTATAAGTCGATACTATGCTGCTGCCGTCCGGGGCTATAATTTTGGGGTCGCTAACGCCGCCAAAATATAATTTGTACCCGCCCCCGAATTCTATATAAAAAATCGCTTCTTGAATATTCGGGGGTGGTACTGAATACCGTAAAAAATTAATAACGAAGCTGGGGGCTGCCGGGTATTCGCTGCTGCTTTGAATATACGACGCGCCCGCGCTGTCGTCGGTTATACATTGGTGAATAAACTTTATATTTTTCTGCAGCCCGAATGGGTAGGATTCGCGCCATTCGCCGCCGCTTGTAATCCAATCACTTAACGACGCGGAAACGGGGGAAAGGCTAAATTCTAACATTGCGCTTTTCCATTCTTTACTCAATAATACGCCGCTTTTGTTTCCGTATGCGTCCCAACGCTGTACATGGGTTGTATTAAGGCTATCAACTTGCCTTTTATTATCTTCGCGGGCGACAATATCGAACCCGGCGAAGCCCATTTTTTCGCCGTCTACGTAACCATATATTGACATTGGGGCTATTTCTATTTCACAAATTGCCCTTTGCGTTTTTAACTGTACCACGTTGCCCCCCTGTTGTCGCTGTGAAGGTTAATTGTCGCCGGGTTTGCGCCGCTTGTTGTGTAAATCAGTCGCCATTGTCCCCACGGCTGTTCAAGTAAAGTTATGCTGCTGGGTTCGCCTGCAGGTGTAAAATAAGATACTATAACGCCGTCAACTTTTGTCACCACGCGGCTGCCGTCATAGTAAACCTGTACTTCATTCCCCAGCCATGTTAAAAATATACCGGAAGCAGCCATTATTTAAAACCCCCAAAGTTTTCCGCGTCGGTTCATATTCTGAAATACTACGTTTAAGTTATCGGGAACCCCGCCGGTCGTTTTTGCTTCGACGCTTTCGGGGATATTTATTACTATATTCAACTTGCCGCCCTGTCCCCCTGCTGCTGCTGCGACTTGTTGCGGGGCTGTCAAATTTCGCATATTCTCGCCCCATTCTGCTATTGCTTGCGGCAGCCCGCCAAAAGTCGTTTGCAATAGGTTGCCCAGTTGTTTTAAAGTATCATTTAACGCGCCTGCAGCGTCCCCAAGCCCCGGGGCTGCATAATTAGCAATATTACTAATGGGGTTTCTTAATCCCCGGGTAAACGCGCCACCGGCTAATTCCTGCCCCGCCACCGGGGTCCCTTTTGCGTATGACATAGAAGCCGGGGAAAAGCCCACTGGTTCTGATAATGATTTACGTATCATTGCGTAAATATCGCCGCTATTGTTTACGCCCATTGCTGCCTGCGTTGCGTTTGCTTCTATTGCTTGTTTGTACCCGGCTGCATATTCCGAACCTTTCACGGGGTGTAAATTCGTAAAGTCCATTAATTGCTGCTTCGCGTCGTCAAGGCTTTGTTTGTTCATTTCAATTTGAAATTGCAATTTTACTTTTTGTTCTTCGTTTGTAATTTTTTCAAGTGTGAATTTCTTTTGTTCTTCTATCGCCATTATAGCGGTTTTTGACGCGCCCGCCATTTTCCCGTCCTTTATTTGCCGCTCAAAATCCAATTCACTTTCTGCCCTGCGTCGCTGTATTTCTGATAAATTGGTTTCAAGTGTAATTTGCGCCTGTATCTTTGTTGCATACGTGCCGCCAATCTGGTCGGCTATCTGCTGCATACGCCCAAATCGCTGCATTTGTGCAAGGTCGGCAGAAGCAAAATTTGCTTCAATGCCACGCATTGCCCGGGTGTATTTCATGCCCGATAATTCCGCGTACTGTTGCGCCCATTTTGCCATGCTGCCTTGGTATATATTTAATTTACTTTCGGCTATTCCTATCGCGTCGGCTAATTCGTGCCAGCGTCTATTTTCCGGGCTTAATTTCGCTTGTTCTATTTTAAGGTCGGCTAATTGTTCATTTAATTTTTTAACACTCCCAGCCATTTGTTCAAGCCCTATTTTTCCGGTTTCCAAACCGCTAATTACCGGGGATAATACGACTTTTTGCGTGTCCCGGGTAATAATTTCTTTTATCGCTTTTAAGGCGTCCAGCTTTTTGTCTAACTTCTGAACCTCTTCACCATGTGTCGCTCCTGTTTTCTTTATAACAAAAGTTTTACGGCTTTCGGCTTCGGCAATTTTTTTATTTATCCAATCCATATTGAAGCCGCCAGCGGGGGGCGGTATCACAATAGCCTGATGTTTTCCTTTTTTTTCTGCCCCTGTCATAACGCCCACGCCGGCTGTGTCCGGGTTCTGTTTGCGTTTACTGCGTATTGCTTCCACGCCTTTTTCCAAATTGCCTTGCACTTCTGTATCAAATTGTATATTGCTTTGTAATTGTTTATATCTTTCGGAACCAACCGGGGCAGTTAAAAGCCGCTTTTGCTGCTTTGCTATTCGGTTTCTCATAAATGATACGCTGTCACTTAACGCCTTTTCATCGTTCGGGTCAATTCGGGCGGTAATAATTGTATTATACTGCAAATTCTCTTTTTTAATTCGGGCTTGTTCTGCCGGGCTTCTGTTTTTACTTGTTTCATAAGTCCGCGCCCAGTTTGCCTTGTCACCCGGTAATAAATCGTTTAAACGCTTTTGTTCATCTGCCGCCTGCTTTGTGTATTCGCATATTTTCCACATTTCATACCCGACGGCAGCAAGCCCGGCAATTGCCGCGCCCATTGCTAACTGTGTCGCCAACATCGTACCTAATGCGCCCGCTGCTGCTAATGCCCCCGCGAATACTGCCCGAAGCCCGACGGCTTGCGCCCCCGCTGCCCCCGCTGCTGCTGCTGTCGCTGCTGCTGCTTCGGCTTCTGCGACTGCCAGCGTGTTTGTCGCCACCGTCGCTTGTGCAGTTGCTACGCTGCCGCCTTGTTGCGCTAATGTATTCGCTGCCCGGGCGTTTGCGTTTCGTGCCGCCATTGTCGCCCCTGCCATATCTGTTTCGGCTTTGTTTGCTGTCGCCACTGCTGCCTGTGAATTTGCAATGGCTTCATCTCGAAGGGCTGCAGCTTGTGCAACGGATAAACCCGAACGGGAACGCCCAGCGGCGACTGCGTTAAATTGTGCCGTGGTGCGTATTTCTTCGGCACGTGCTGCCATTAGGTTACTTTGTGCAAGTTCTAAATTCCCGCGTGCTGCCCGTACCGCTTCGCCAGCTGCCTGCCGCTGTGTGAATATCTGTTTTATCTGGGCGTCGCTGTATTGATTAGTTGCAAAGGTTGCCCGCATTGCAGTATTTGAATTTGCCAAATTTGCTTGCGCTATTCGATTCGCTGCTGCTGCGTCGTATACTTGCGCCGTGCCGCCCAGTGCCGTTCGCCGCGCCGTTTCAAACGTTCCAGAAGCCCTCATTTGAATAGGTTTTTTTAAAACGTTCGCGGTTGTATTGTATTCAACTGCAAGCCGCTGCAGGTATCCAATAGCGGTTCCAAATATCCCGGCAATTGGGGCTATTGCCATTTTTAACCCGATAAACGCGGCTGATATTGCGATAACATTCTGCCCCAGCGGGCTTGCTGCGAATGTTGCCGCCTTTCCTGCTAATATTGCAAGCATATTCACCACGGGCATAGCTGCATTAAATAACACGCCAAACGCTGTAATAATAGGGGTTAACGTCGGCAATAAATTGTTTGTTAATGATTCTATGACATTCGCTTTTACTTTATTTTTCGCCGCTTCGTACTGATTAAGCGGGCTTTTCATTTGTTCCTGATATGCTTTGTTTGCTGCCCCGGCCACTTTCGTGGCGTCGGCTATATCCCGTAAATTACTTGAAAACGTCGCAGAATTTTTACCCATTAAACCTAATGCCCCGGAAAATGCCTGCACGTCGGGGAAAAATTTACGAATGCCGGCGACATCGCCCCCGGTTGCCTTGTCTAATTTTTTAAGCGAACCCGCCAGCCCGTTTGCCTGTAGGAAGGCGAAGCCCGACGCGTAACCCATTTTCTTTAATGCTTTTTCTAAATCGGCAGAAGGCGCAAGAATTTTGTTTATAAGGTTTTGTAAATTTGTCATGCTTTCGGCTGCAGGCGTTCCGTTTACTGTTAAGGTTGCAATGGCTGCCCCTAATTCACCCAAGCCGATATTTGAAGCGGCGGCTGGTGCCATAATGTTTCCCAAGCCTTGCGCTAATTGTTCAAAATTAATAACGCCTTTGTTTACTGTTTGAAAAAGCACGTCGGAAACGTCGCCCACCTTTCCTGCTTCTAAATGGTACGCGTTTAATGCTCCTGTAATAACTTTCGCAGCGGTCGCCGTGGTACTCATGCCCGCCGTTGCGCTGCGTGCGGAAGCGTCCAAAACTTTTAACCCGTCCGCGCCTTGAAAACCCGAAGAAGCTATATCGTATAAACCTTGCGCCAATAAATCCGGGCTTTGCGTGCTATCTTTCGCGAATTTTAATACTTCCGCATTTAATGATTTTAAGCCCGCTTCGGTTAACCCGGTTATACTATTAACATTCCGCATGGAACGTTCAAAGGTTAACGCGTCCCGAATAGCAAACCCGGCGGCTGCCATTGCTGACAGTCCAATCATTGCGCCGGTTGCTGCTTTTATTGCGTCCTCAATACCGCCAAAACCGCGAACCATTGAATTGGTCGCGGTTCTGACATTATTCTGCGAACGATTTAAATTCGTATCAAATTGGTTTGTATTTAAACTTAAACGGGCTACTATAGCCCCTGCGTCAAACGACATAATAAACCCCGCTTATTTTTTCCCGGAAAACATCGACGCAAAATATGCCCCTGCGTCTACAAATCCCCCGGCTTCGCTATTATCTGCCGTTATTATATCATTATTTGATTCAGTTTGTATGCCCGGGCTGCTGCCTTTTTCTAATTTAAGCCGCCACAATATCGCTTCTGACATATCAAACAAAACGCTGGGCGATAAATCAAGCCATTCTAATTCGCTTTTAAATCCGCAAATTCCGTATGCTATTCGCTTAAAATATCGCCAATCCCAAGAGTTTTTCGCAGATTTTCCTCTTGAATTTGGCGAATTAAGTTTTTTCTTGCTATATTATCCTCGTCTATTTCTGCGAATAGTTTGGGAAATGCCTTACGCAGCAATTTTTCAACTTTTTGGCTTACATTATCGAATTCGTCAAGCGGTATTCGTTCGGCTATTGCGTCAACTGTCGGCAGCGGTTCACCTTGCGGGAATGAATGCAATACACAAGCCCAAACAACTGCGTTAATAACTTCAAAATCCATCGCGCCCACGCCCTGTAAAACGCCGGGGAAAGTGATTTTTAATTCTTGCTGTATTTGTGCGACGGTTCGGAAAGTCAATTTTAATTCGGCTTCGTCGGTTCCGCTGCCGTCCTCTTTTAATAGCGGAATTGTGATTTTTAAATCATTCGGTAATTCTGCAATATCTGCAGAATTTAATTTTATTTCCGCTTTGTCTTTCGCCCGAGTGGTATCAATTTCATTTTCGTTAATTTCACCCGGCGGGATAATTTTACCAGTTCTGTGTTTAATTACCATTTTAATTTCACCTTTTTTTTATTTTGTAGATACCGGGGGCGGGAACGTAACCGCCCCCGGGCATTTCTTGTTAAGATACAGTAATTGCGCCTGTGACTTCAATTGTCGCCTGCCATGTTGCGCCGTCGGTTAAACCGCCGCCAAATAACTTGGTTTCTACGGTTCCGTTAAAGGCATAAGTTTTGCCGCCGGCAATTAATGAAAATGCGCCTTCTGCAGCGGTTCCGACATTCTGCCCCAGTGTGTTTACTGCAGCCTGTCCCGCGTCGGTCGGGTTTGCCAGCCCTTGCAATACAAAGGTATCGCCCCGGAAAATCACTATTGATTCTTTGCGCCCGCCGGTGCTTGAAAAGGTTGTCATATCTGCCCGGTCGGTGCTGGGGTTATGTTCAATCGAACGTAAATTGCCGATTACGTTTGACCCCTGTTTTGCTACAATATCTTTGGCTAAAAATTTCGCCATTTCGTTTGCCCCTTTTAATAGGTTTGATAAAATCGGGGAATATTCCCCGGCGGGTGTTGTGTCCTTACGGGGTTACAACGCCCGGGGTAAGTACTCCGGTTACTTCCAGCGTCGCTTGCCACGTTGCGCCGTCCGTTAAACCGCCGCCGAATAATTTTACTTCGGCAGTTGCAGAAAAATCATAGGTTTTGCCGCCGGCTGATATTTTATATGCAGCCACCGCGTCATCGCCCTGCAGGGCTGCGACTGCAGCCACGGCAATTTGTCCATCGTCGTCGGGTTCCGCTTTGCCCTGCAATACAAAAGTATCGCCCCGGAAAACGACTGTTGATTCTTTGCGCCCATCTGTGCTGTCAAAGTCTGTCAAATCTACGCGGTCGGTTGCCGGGTTGTGTTCAAAGCTTGTCAATTCTTTTATTTCTGCAAGCGTCCCCAGTCCGTCCGTGTCTATTTCGACTTTGATTTCTTTGGCTAAAAATTTCGCCATGCGGGTATCCCCCAGTTATTAGTTTCGCCCCGGTAAAAGGCTTCTGTTTGTAAAATTTCCCGTTATTTACCGCCGGGAAAAAAGCCCGAATGATACATTGAGTATCACGCGATATAATACACCATCGGGCGCGGTTTGACAAGTCAAATTTTCGCCCATCGGTATCGGTAAACCTTGCGGCATAATTGTGCGGGCTTTCCAGTCCGTTAATTCCCATCCAGTTGCTGAAAACGAATTGTCACCCATGCCCGCGAATGAATTATACGCCGTTTGTGCAGCGGTTCGCGCCGCGTATTCTGTATTATAATTATACGCAAATTGTACATCATAACGATTTAATACCGTGGGTATATCGTTATTATTAATGCTTAACGAATCGGCAATACAAATAAATTCGGCTGCCGGCTTGTCCGGGCGTCGCCCTATATAAACTTTCTTGCCCCCGTCCAGCCCCAAGGTTTTAAAACCTGCTGCCACGGCTTCTATCGGTAATAATACGGGTGTAATCGGCATTTAACCCCCCCCGCCCAATTGCGTGTTTAACATATTTAATAAATTACCTGCGATAATTTCGGGCATTTGTCCCATTCCTATTGTCGCCACCGGGTCGGCTAAATATCGCGCTTTTCCAACGTCGTGGTGATAACCCAAATTTTCGTGCTGTACTGCTGCGTATTCTTGCGGGTCAAATATTATAAAACTGCAATTTCCCTCTGGTTCCCATTGTATATTCGCTTTCAGTAATCCGGTTTTACCCACGGGCGTTTGTTCTTTCGCCATTTCGACTATTGCCAAAACTAAAGTTTGCATAAGCGCGTGGGCTATCTGCGGGCATTTATTCGCCAATTTTGTAACCTGATTATTAAAACTATTTGTATTAATTTCTATATAATTGTTATTACTCATTATTCAAGCCACGCGGTTTTTATTTCGACGTCGCCGGATAGCCCCCGGGTTTCTTCGACTAATTTAACAGTATACCGCTGCCCTGTGTCGGTTGTTATTGCGTCGCCGGCTATAATATCGACGTCCTCAACCATTAAATTCGCCGCGCTTATCCACAATACGCCGTCGGGCAGTTTTAACGTTTTCTGTTTTTGTGAAAAGCGGCAGGGGATATTTACAAGCGTCGCCCCGGCTGTACGTCCGTACATACCATCGTTTTCCCCGTATCGTACCCGGGTACATAATTGCAATAAAAAGCCCGACGCTATGCCCATTTTATAAAATCCTTAATAGGGGTTAACCATGCCCCCGTTTCGCGCCCCGTCAAGTCTTAACGGGTATTCGCCGCCTTCGTTTACATAGCCGCGTAAAAGCCCGGTTAATAAATCCCATGCCCTTGCTGACTGTATACCGTTTGCGCCGTATGTTTTCGGTTCTGAATATTTTACTGATATTTCACCAATTTTGACATCGTTCTGCCCTTGCGCCAATCTTATATCCATAGTTTTCGCGCCCTTGTCTGCGTCAATTTTTAATATTGTTAATGCTTCTTCGCATTGTGCAGCCAATAGCACGTCGGGAAGGCTATTAGAAGGGTATAAACCGCCTGTGGGGGAATAAACCCCGTCGCGGGGGAATTGTAACGCCTGCCCGATTGTTAACACTATACCGGCGAACGTGTGCCGTTCAATTCGTATACACGCTTCACGTAAACCCGCTTCCAATTTTGCGTCGGTTGTCGTGCTGATAACTTCCGCGCCCAATATTTTCGCCCAATATTTTTTCGCGTCGGTTAAACTTATGTATGAATCTGTGCCAACTATTAATGTTTCGGTATAAGGCATTTTAAAACTTTTCCTTAATTTAAATTTTTAGAAGCCCGGGCAGAAAATAAGGTGTAAAAACTGCCCGGGCATTTAACGGCAAGCCGCTAAATTAGTTTCCGCCGCCTTCGGGTGGTGGTGTCGGTTCGCTGTACGCGGTTACTGTATCAAATTTAATATCAGTAATTTTCGCGTGCTGCTTCTCGTGTCCGTATTCCAGCCCTATTTCGCCGTACAATTGTACCGCGTCGCTTGCGCCGGTTTTCGCCAGTGGTTCCTCGAAAAAGAAGCCTTTGCCCGGTATGTAAAGAATACGCGGGGCGATAACATCGACGGATAAAACCGCCAAAGTATCTTTAGGCATGGCACGGTCAAGCATAATGTTAACTTTGCCAAAATCGGTTTCGATTGTCTGCAGGTTAACGCCGCCCACGTTTCGGCTTGATTCTTCGTAATCTTTATCAGTTACAAAAATTTTGGTTAACTGCCGTTTAATCGAACCATTGCAAATCAGTGTGGCGGTTTCGCTTTCTTTCAAGCCGCCGTTTTCCCACGCTAACTGCATCATGTCTAAAACCATCGCTTCGCTTAAATACTGCGCCACCGGTACTTGGTCGTCGGAAAGTGCAGAAATGTGGTTGCTGACAATTGCCTGCAATATGCCGCGTGTTTTCCGGGCGTCGTCGTTATTGACGGGCTTGGCGTATACGCCGTTAATGAAAGTATAATTAACGTCGCGTGCAAGCTGTTTTAATTCCTGCAAAATCTGCCAATTCATTTCGTTGCCCACCGGGTTTGTTTCTGTGCTGCCCAAGCCGTCGCGCTGTCCGACTGCTGCTTGCTTTGTGTAGGAAACTTCGACTTTCTTGTGGAATATCTGAACCGTATTGGTGATATTCGCACGAACGCGGGCTTGTGCAGTCGGGGCGTTTGCGCCTTCCAAAACTGCGGGAATTTCCGGGTCGCGTAAATCGGAAGTCTGCCATTCAAAATCTTTTTGCGTTGCTGGGCGTCCACCGGTCAAACCGCCAGCCATTGACAATAGCGGGGTATCTGCCGGGGTGATAGTAATCAATTGACCGGTATAATTCGGTAAATTGAAAGTGTTACCCATTCCAGTAATTCCGGGCATAATTTTTACCTTCTTTGTTAGATTTTTTTACCGGGATATAATTACCCGGCGGGGTTCTTTGCAGCGTATGCCGCTTCGCGCTGTAGTGCAATAGCCCCAAGATGGTCGCCGTTCTTTGTTGCTTCGGCAATTCGTGTTTGAATATCAATATTGCCGCCGCCTGACTGCGAACCCCCGGAACCGCCCCACGCGCCCCCGGCTGCCTGTTTGTCGCCGCCGGTTTGTTTGTCGCCTTCGGAACCTTTGCCCTGCTGCCCTTCTTTTCCTGCCGCGCCTTCTGTGAAAAATTCGGGTATCCCATTATCGGGGTCTTTCATTTTCGCAATAGTTGCCGCTGTTTTTTCGGGCGTGGTAAAATCCGCGTCGTCGCCCAAGTGTAAAAGTGCCTTGTCTATTCGGTTTGCTTTTACGCCTGCTTTCATCAATTCGCGGTATGCAACGCCATTTTTTTCGGCTTTTTCTGCAGTCGCTTTTAAAGTCGCATTTTCGCCGGTCAAATTCGCATTTGCTGCCGCCAAGGTTTCATTTGTTACCTTTAGTGCTGCCGCTTCGTTTTGGGCTGCCGTTAAATCCTTGTTTAATTTTGTTTCTGCTGCAGTCGTGGCGGCTTCCCGCGTTGCCCGCATATCGGAATTCCAATCGTCTAACGTGTACCCGGTTTCTTTCCAAGGCATAAATTCCTCACTTCCCCGTATACCCGACGGGTTCGGTAGTCTAAAATTTTCGGGTGCTGCAAAATTACCCACTTTCTATAACTGAATATAGCCCCGGTGGTACGGGTTACGCGCCCGAATACTGCCGCCATTGTACCATATTAAATAAAAAAAATAAATAAAAATAAATAATTTTTTAAAAAAATGCTATAATCTATTGACAGTATATTGCTGACGGGTGTATACTTTCGGTTGCTTAATAACTGCAGCATAAAAATATAAGCCCCCCGACTGCCAAGGGCTATAAAAATCGGGGGGCTTTTCGTATGAATAAATCGCAAATAGAAGAAATTTTGGCGCGTTTAAACGCTTCGGGGTTTGAATATGACATTTACCACGCCAGCGGAAGTATGCAGCCCCGGGGTGGTGCGGGGCTTATCGAATTATTAAAATATAGAAGTGAAAACGAAGTATATTTTTTATTACTCGATTATGGATTTTACGAGAATGACAGGTGTACACACGTTATAGAAGGCGTCAATATTACCATGACAAATATAGATAATATCTGTATTACTGATAACCGGGGGCGGGGCTTTGATTTTAACGCTATTAACGCTGCAGCATATCCCCAAAAATATGACATATTCATGCAATGGAAAAAATATTGCGCTAAAATCGGCAAGCCGCTATTTGACGAAATAAATAGAATACGGGAAAAATGCCGGCGCGAAGTTTAAAGGCATTTCACAATATTTTTAATTAATCGCCCGTCGGGTAATCGCGTTATATTCAAATCGTGAAATGCTTTTATAATTTTTTCTTTTTGTGCGCTGCCGTTACATTTTATAATATCTATATTGTCAAGAAATGATATAGAATTTTTAAAGTCGGTTTCATTCCGTGGGCGTATTGCGCAGCGGCTTCTAAAATCATTAATAGTTGTTTTTCTATTTTGTTCTACAAAATCCCCAACACAATTACCGTATGCGTCGTGGTCGTAACTTATTGCGTCCATTCTACGCAGCATATTGGGCTTAAAAAATAATCCGCTTTCGCGGGTATCTTTATTGAAAATACGTGTAAATACAAAATTCGCGCCACCTTTATCCAAGTCCTGTATAGGTGACCAACCGCCGCCCGGAACGCCAATACGCAATTTTTCGACGTTTGCCGCTAATACGCCATTATTTTTCATCATCAAATTAATTAAGTCGTCTATACCGTTATTAGCTGTGACTGCCATGTATATTCTGTAATCTTTCATTTCTTCGTTAATTTGCGCTTCTGATATATCGAAACGCTTTGTAATACGCCGCCCGCCGTCAATTGTATTATCTTTGAACCCAGTTTGATATTCACCCAGCGGGTTATAATCGGGTAATTTTGTCACGTCCTCAACTCCCAATTTACCGTTCCAATATTCCCGCATTTTCTGTATTCTTTCGGCATTACTTGCGCCCCGGGCGTCTAATTGACTAATCATATTACGATAAGCCGGGGTTTTCGTTTCCAAGGTGACATAAGCCTGTTTATGTAAATATAATAATTCCATATCTTCGCCGGCTGCTTTGAATGCCGGTATTTTTAAATCGTTCGACATTTTTCCGAATACTTCTTTTAATTCGTTTGTTGTCGGTTGCCCTGCCCATCTTATTTCAAGTTTGCCGCTTTCCGCGTAATAATTTTCGTGTCCCCACGGTAGATAGGTTGCTTCGTAACCGTCGCCCAAATCTATTGTATATTGTAACCCGTCCTTACTGCCATAATTCGGTTTATTCATTGCGTCGTGATAACTATCAAATACTGTTTGGGTGTTTACTGTGTCGCCGCTTTGTGTTACTTTTTTCGGAATTCTTACGTTGCCTTTATAACTAATATTTAACCCGCCATTTGTTGCAGGTATCGCCGGGGTTCCCCCTATAACTGCCCGGGTTCTATATTGTTCAAAGAATGGCAATGCTTCGGGGCTGCTTGATACTGACGCCGTTTGTATATCGGTTATCATTTCCAAATAATACTTTGCCATTGCTTCTTTTTCTGCGTCAACTGTCTGGTGATATACAATATTACGTAACTCGTCGCGTAAAGATAACGCCGCGTTTAATTTTGACTGATTGTATGCAGTATCGCCCTGCGTAATATGGTGGTTAATTGTTTTTGCTGCCGCTTTTACTGTTTCGTAATAATTATCATCGGGGTGAATTGAACCTATAGGAACGCCGGGGGTTCCGGGTGTCCCGCCCGAATTATTTAATAAATTTAGCAATTCGCTTTCACGTTCCGGGCGAATTTTAACCCTCATAACTGTCTGGCTGCTGCCGTTCGGTAACTTTTCAATATAGGTTAATAAATTTTGTTCTTCTATCATATCGGTATCAAACGGAAATTCTTTTCCCTGCCCACCCAATTTTTTCACGTCCTCAAGGTATTGCGCCCATTGCTTCCACTCGTCGCTGTCCGGGGCAGCAGCAGCCACGCGCTGCGTCGTATTAACTGCCCGCGCTTCTGCCTGCATTGTGTCAAAAGTAAACCCGGGTTTATTTAATACGTCGCTGTAAAATTTTTCAAAATCTGCCCGTATATTTTGCTTACGCTTGCGGGCTTCTGTTAGAAATTCCAAATATTTATTATCATTATTAGCAAATCTTTTTAATGCGTACTTATCCAATAAATCTAAAAAGTCATTATCGGCTAATGCTTCTATTTTCTGAATAGTTTTTAATGCTTCTAATGGGTCAACTGTCATTTGACCATTTTTTACTGCATGAAAAATATCATTGTATAACGTCCGGGGGTGCTGCCCGGTTGCGTTCGGATTGTAATTTATATCTAATTTGTCACGCCCGAAAAACTTATAAACTTGCGCTTGGTCTATTTCTACCACGTTCCCGTTTGCCATTCTTAAAAAATTTTCCGCGTGTCCGTCGTGATTACTCATAAGCCAATCAATTACGTGTTTTTGCTGCAGTTGTTTTATTTCGTCTTCGTTTATTGCTGTGACTGCGACGCCTTCATAATTAATATTATCTTCCAGCCCCATTTTCATACGCTGTATTGAACCGTTGCGCCCGCCCAAAGTTACATTCCGAATTTCTACCGCGTCCGGGTCAAATAGCCGCCCAATTTTATAAGTCATTTCGTCGGCTAATGATAAAAATTCTTCGCGCATGGGTTTAAATAACCACCGGTTTCCTTGCGGGTCGCTGTATATATATTTGTCATGTACGCCGCCCAGTTGCTGTGCGTTTCCGACATAATCAAAATAATTATCTGCATTATCTGCGACGGTTTGCGCCCAGTTCGCGTCTATAACGTCAAAATCCGGGGAAGTAATAACCGGGGATTGTATAACGCCCGGGGCGTCTATTTCGGGAACCACGGGGGCGTTATCTGCAGCCGCTTTCTTTGCCTTCGCCTTTGCTTTCTTTGCAGCCGCGTACCCGTCCACCTTCGCCTGTAGTGCCTTTGTAATCGGGTCGGTTTTATCGGGCGCAATTTCTGACATTAAAGTTATTATTTCTTCTTTTGTAGTGAATGCCCAATTTTTAATTCCCGAATCTTTTGCAATCACTTTCAAATCTTTTAAGGTCAAGGCGTCCAGCTTATTCTTAAACGCTATTTTTTCACCTTCGACAAATAAAGTTTCAAATTCTGCTATTTGTTGCGCTGTTAAATATTCGCTTTGTGAATAAAAAATGGTTCGCAATTCCTGCAGCTTTTCTTTGAATGATAACCACGGGGCTGTTTCGCCCGCCGCTTTTTGTATGCTGTTTAATTTATTTAATTCTGTAAATATTACGTGGTTTGCTGAATCGTTCGCGGCTTGCCATGCTGCTGCTGCGTTTGCTGCTTCTTGTGCCGCTATTGCTTCGGCTTGTGCTGCTGCTTGTGCCGCTGCTGTGTATAATGAATCGTTATACGCGTCAAAGGCTGCATTAAAATTATCCAGTGCCGCTTGTTCTTCTGCCGTCAATGCAGAAATTCCGCTGCTGTCGGTTACGTCGTCAACTGCTGCCCCGGCTTTTTTCGCCGCCTTCTTTTCTGCTGCCTTCGCTGCCTTCTTTGCCGCGCTGCTTTCCGCGTATGCCGTAACCTTCGCCGCCAATGCGTCCGTGGTCGGTTTTAGCATTACGTCGCTTGTTTCTGTCATTAATATAATTAAATCGTCTTTGGTTGCAAACGCCCAATTTGTTATTTTATCGGCTTTGGCAATTTCTTTTAATTCTGATAATTTCATTTCTGACAATAAATTTTTATACTCTTTTTTCTTCTGTGTCATTTCATCAATAGCGGCGGCGACTTCATCGGCATTTAATGAATGGTAATTATCGACAACATACTGCCACGCCTTTTTAAATTCCGTTTTAAATAAATTATAGTCGGTTGCCTTATAATCTTTTATTGAAGGCATAACGCTATTAGTCGCCGGGGGTGTTACTGTCGCGCCATATCCCGGGGCGGTTAATGTTACTACCGGTGGTAAATCGGGCGGCAGTTTATGATATGAACCCGGGGGCATTGTGCCATTTAAATACGGGTTTTGATTTAACACAACGCCGCCCCCCGGCTTCTTTGCTGCGTTTGTAATAGCCCGCTGCTGTGTCGGGGTTGTCGCCGTTCGTTGCGCTAAATAATTCTTTGTACCCATGAATTTCCGGGTTTGCGTGTCCATCGCCTTCGCGTATGACAAATTCGCATTTGCTATCATGTTTGCAGTCGCCGCCAGTCGTCGCTTCTCAATGCCCCGGTATCTAAAGTTACCGCCGCGTAAATCTTTAATCGGTACGGGGTTGCCGGCTGCGTCCTTTGCCGTCGCTTTGAATCTTTCCCATTCCGCTTCTTTACTGAACCCCTGCCCAGCAGCCTGCATTAATTCCGGGTAATTCTGTTTCATTTGTTTATATCTATCTTTGTCGGTTTTGTTTATTTCTTCTTTTGTCATTGTCGGGTATGAATCCCCGGGCGGTAATATTTCAAGAATAGCCGGGCTTATGCTGTGCATACAGTGCGGGTGGAATGGAACGTCCCTATTTAATTTCGGATAGCCCCGGGCTTCGCCTTCCGCGTCAAGGGCAAAAACTTTACCTTCATACGGCTTGCATATATAACATAAAGTGCCGTGGCTGCTTACTTTATAAACGTGCTGCCCCGCCTGCAATAATTTATTCGCGCTTCCTTCGTTTATAGCCCGCATCATTCCGGTTTGGGCAGCCATGCGCCCGTATCTGTGTAACGACCATTCGCGCCCTGCCTTGTCTATCATTCCCAGCGCATTATCGACGCCGGCGGCTAACTGCTGCAGCGGTTGCCCCCCACGCAGCCTGTCTATACTTTTCGTTCTCATTGCGCGGGCTACTTCGTCGCTGCCCAAACCCAAACCAAGCCCCCGGGCTATTTCTTTGCCGCCCAAAATCCTTAAATAATCGTCTATCTGTCGCAGTATACTTGTTTTGCCTTCGGGTGTCGGTATAACGCCCAAAAACTGCCCGTGCAGCCCCGCTATATCTGCCGCCAGCGCGTCTATTGCTTCTTTATTAAGTCGGTTCCATGTATTGTCATTTTCCTGATTTAATTTATACTTTTTTAATTCCTGATTTACTGCCGCGCCGCCCAATCCTGCCGCTTCGGGCAAGGTTGCCCCATTCCATATTTGAAAATTAACCTGTAATTCCTGCAGTTGCTTTTCTGTTTGCGATAATAGGGCAGCCGAACGCCTTAAATTCCAATCGCCCGCCACGGCTTGCTGCGTTGCATTGATTAAATTACTGCGTAATTCCGCGTCTAAATCAATGTAAATTTGTGAAAGGGCTTTGGCTTTTTCATCTACAAAAGGATTTATTTGGGCGTATAAATTAGTATTTGGCATGGTGACATTATACATTATCAAATATATTTTTTCTACCTTTAAAAAATAATTTAAAATATTTTTTAAAAAGCCGTTTAAACGTATTGACAGTACAAACCGGCGGGTGTATACTGATTTCAGAATAAAAAAACAAAGGGGTAAATAAAATGAATCAAATCAGAATTGACGCAGAAAAGGCATACAAAATAGCCGCTAAAAATTGGCATCCTGCAGCGGGTGGCAATAGCGAAGAAAACTTTTTAAAAGCCGACGCAGCATACGAAATAGCCAAAAAAAATCTGGTTGCTGCGGAAATGCAATACCCAACCCCGGCAGAAATAAAAAAAGCAAATTATCGCCGCTATATGGCTAATCGCGGTCTGGATAACTAAAATAAAAAAAATCCCCGGGGCAGCCCCCCGGGGTAAAGGTTTCAAAATGAAAATGCCGCTTATTTACAGAATCATTAATGAAATTTTAGATTTTCTTTTTGCCCTCGTCGGGGCAGCGTTTACCATAGTTTGCTGGTATTTTGAATATATCAATACAGGCTATAGCTTTTCCATTATCGTTTGCCCGGCTATCTGCTTCGGCATTCGTTCTTTATTAGTCAAAGAATAAATCAAGTAAAAAAAAAGGGGTGTATTATGATTTACGAACCGCCAACAATTAAACAAGTCGAATTTATGAATTCCTTAATCGCACAAAAGGAAATTCCCGAAGGCTTCCCCGTGCTGCCGAATAGCCCGAACCGGGGCGACGTATCGAAGCAAATAGAAGCCCTGCTAAAATTACCCGTTAAGAAGCAAGCCGCGCCACCTGCAGCCACGCAGCCCGAAAAAACGATACCCGCCGGGCGGTATGCAGTAACCGGCAATGATAACACAACGGATTTTTACCAAGTGAATCACGGGAAGCCCGGCACAAAATGGGAAGGGGTTATATTTGTTGATTTACTGACAGGCGCGCCCGGGGGATTTAATCGAACCCCGATTTATAGCAAGGCTGCGAAAAATTGCATAATTGACAAAATCGCCGCGAATCCCGAAGCAGCCTTACGACGTTTCGGAATAGAATTGGGAATATGCGGCATTTGCGGCAGCCCTTTAACCAATCCCGAATCTATCGCGTATGGTATCGGGGCGAAGTGCCGGGAAAAGGTAGGTTTTTAATTTTAAATCGTTCTGCCCGCCCGGGGGTGAATACAATACCGGGCATTGGGGGTCAATATGTTTAATTATGTTTCCCGCTTGTTTATTCTTGATAAGGTAAACAAAACAACGCGCTTTATTGTTTCGCTGCTTACTGACGGCAAAACATGGCGCGTGGGGGTTTGGAATGAAACACGCTGTAATATTAAAACATTCGATTTTAAAACGGAACGCGGGGCGCGTAACCGGTTTGAAAAAATAAAAAACGAAAAAGGCGGTAATTAAAATGAATTACGAAAATCGCGAAAAATGGCTAACTGCCGCCGCTGCTGAAATAGAAGCGGATTTACTGAAAACCCGCGCCGGCATTCATTTGCCGGCTGGTGGCTTCCGCGTTTCCTGCGGCTTCCCATCGAAAAAAGCAACGGGCGCAAGTCCTGCCGGCGGTCAATGCTGGTCGCCCGAATGCAGCAAGTCGGGGCATTATGAAATATTCATAAGCCCGATTCTGTCGGAACCTGTCGAAGTCCTCGCCACGCTTCTGCATGAATTGATACACGCCAGCGTGGGTATCGAATGCAAACACAAGGGCGAATTCAAAGAAGCGGCGAAGGCTTGCGGGCTTGTCGGAAAAATGACACACACTGAACCCGGCGAAAGGTTAATAGAATCTTTGCAAGAAATAGCCGAAGTTTTGGGCGAATATCCCCACGCGTCGCTGCAAAATATGACAACGGGCGTAAAAAAAGATACCACGCGAATGCTGAAAATAGTTTGCCCCGAATGCGGTTATACTTTGCGGGCTGCGAAGAAATGGCTGGAAGTCGGTTTACCAACTTGCTGCTGCGGCGAAGCGTTCAAAGAAGGATAATTATGAGTAACGAAAAAAGATACAATACAAATAATAATTCTCTCGCGGGTCGGTTAAATATCGACCCGGAGAATATTACTACAAAAAGGCGAAACGGGTTTAAATCAGTGCGAAAATTGTTTTCATAATTACGCAGAAAGGCGCGAAGAGTAACGAAAAAAGCCCCGGTGGTATAATTACCCCGGGGCTTCACTTTTTACGCTGCAGGAAACGTCCCAGCCCCAAATTGCTGTAATTGCGTCGCTTGTTCTTCGGCTTGTTTTTCTTTTATCCTTGTTAATTCATTTTGTATTTGTTCTTCGTTCCAATCCGTGCGAACGTCCCGTAAATATTGTTCGTCGCTTATCATTCCATCGCGCTTCATTGTCGAAACGTTTGCAATTACTGTTTCAAGTGCCGGGGGAATGCCCGGGGGAAAATCCGTGGTAATCATTACGCCCGCGCTTGAATCTGTCGGGGGTTCGCCCAAGCCGTTACTGCCTGCATTAAAGTATTTATCCATTGCCCTGCAGCAGTTTATTACCCACTCGAAAAAATCTTTATAGGGTTGCCGCTTCTGATTTATTGCGACTTCTGCCGGATATAGTGCCAGCTTCCGCGCTTCCCCGCTTGTGTTTGCGCCGTCCTGCCCTTCAAGGCTGGGGGTTATCGGGGTTAATGCGTAAAATCTTTCGTTTAATATTTTAATATTTTCTGCTGACAAATCCAAATTGCCGTCCCAGTCCGTTATTGTAACCGGTATTTGACTGTTGCCGTAATCAATTTCCACTTGCATTTGTTCGCGTCGCAGCTTTCCGCTTGCCTTGTCCACGAATCTGTCCGGTATCGCCGCGTGGGGGAACCCAACAAAATTAATGGTTCCGCGCCTGCCTGCCGTCAATTCGTTTAATTCTGCCTGCATATATAAAAGGCTTATTGTATAATCACTTTCGCCCCGATTCTTTCCTGCTGCGTCCACATTCTGCAGCCTGTACGCGGGAAGGTAATTTAATATCCAAACATCGCAAGCCGGCACGCTGTCGCCGTATACTGTAAATATAGGAACCTGCCCACCGGTATCCTGCAGGTTCCCCATTTTGTTTAAGGCGAAGGCGTCTACTGTCACAAATACAATAAAATCGCCCGGGGTTGCTTTCTGTTTTATTGTTTCTATCTGCTGCAGTATTTCGGCTTTCCTGTTGCCCGGGGTTGTCGGTTTTAGTAATTCGTCGTTTAAACGTATTACTATATCGTTCGCCAGCCCTTTTTCGTATCGTTCACAAACCCGGAATAGTAAATTGTCGCCGGTTGCTGCGTCCTTTTTGTTTTCTGTTTTCCAAAACTGTACTGCCACGGGGTCTGACGCGTCGCCGGGCAAATATTCCCAGTATGCAAATTCGCCCTCTTCTACGCCCCAAATCTTTACTTGCGGGGCTGCTGCAGCCTTTGAAAAATACATCTTAATTGACGCCACGCCGGCGTATGAAACAATATTGGGTAAACTTGTCACAAGTGTATCAAGGCGCAATTTCTGTACTGCCAAATCAATGCGGGTTTGTTCACCTGCTGCAGCCGTTTTTACTGACGGCATAAAAGGCATAACAAACGCGCTAAATTTCCGGGTGTATCGTTCCCCCAGCCAGTTCACGTCGGTTGGTACGTGCATTAAGCCCTCGACACGTTCCCCGGCTTTGTTTGTTAATAAACATCTATGTTGACCAAGAAAAACCGCCCTTAAAAAATCGTGCCGCCGCTTTTCTTCTGTGTGTGTTGGTTCCCATTTAACTGTTGACATTATCGCCCCCTTTTATGCTGTGAATTATAGCATATTTTATATTGCTTTTCTATTCTGCCCACCCCGGGCGTTCCCCTACGTTCAGTTTAAAATATTGCTCGTTTATATTGTCGTAAGGTATTATCGCGCTGCCGTCCGTGTCTCGGGGCTGTAAAACTGTGTGTATTGGGTATCGTATCGCGTCCATTCCGTGGTCGGCTTCTTTAATAGGTTTATCCTCGCCACATTTCTTTGCCCATTTTACGTCCCAAGCATATCCCGGAAATTCTACCCGCAAATTCATGCAGCGTTCATGGACTTTTAAATTCCCTTCTGACAAAAGGCTGCTGACTGTCCGTATGCCGTCTATGACATCGTTAACCGCCGGCACAACGGGTATAAAACCTTCTTTTTCAATAGCTATACGAAACGACGCAGCGGAAGGGTCAATAAATGCCCCTATAACCCGGGGTTTCCAAACCTGTCGCATATTTGCAGGCTGCAGCCCTCGCAATTGATTAAACCATGTTTGAATGCAGCTTTTAAAATCGTCGGTATATTCTTTGTCGGTTTTCTGTCGCATTGCTTTGCGACTGTCATAATAATATTCGTGCAGAACGTGCCACGCCGCGCTGCCGCCCTGTCCATTCGGGTATCGCCCCAGCAAGTATATAGCCGTCGGGTTTCCGGTCGCATAATCTGCGCCAAAATAGTAATTAGTGTATGCCAATTCGCCGTACTCATTCCGGGGCAGCGTTTCATCATTTATTAAGTGCCTGCCCTCGTCCCATTGGTCGTATATTGCGCCTTCTGCAGCCACCCAAAGTCCCAAAATCATACGTTTATACCATAACCCGGTATATAGTCGCCTGTATCGTTCCTTTGTGCGTTCGGCTAATGTTAGATTATCATCAAGCGTAAAAAACAGGTGTAAAATTTTCTTTTCTTCTGCCTTGTCTATATAGTCGGTTTTAATCGGGTGGTAGGGTGTTTCCGGGTTGCAATTTAACCAAATTTTCGCCTTCTCATGGCTGCAGCGTCCTATCGCTTGTTCGCGGAAGTCGTCGTGGCATAATGCTGCTTCGTCAAGGTATGCGCCGGCAGCAGTTAACCCCTGTAAATAGTCCTGACTTGCTTCATTATCTGCCCCGAATAAATAAAAGGTATTCGGATAGTCGCCTTCCCCGCAAAGTATAAAATTCTCGCTTCGGTTGTATGTATACGGTATGTTATAAAATGCGAAAATCTGCTGCATATTAGATATTACGTTTCGTTTCAATGCCCCCATTGACTTTCCGGCTAATATGAAATTTTGCCCCTTAAATTGCGACGTTGCCCAAAGTACGAATGAGGATATAAAGGCTATAGTTTTTCCGCTGCGTATGCTGCCATCGGCAATTACCATATCATAATCATTATACGGGCTTTCGGGCAGCCACCACGTTAATACCCGCGTTTGCTGCGGGCTAAAGGGTTGCATATTGAACCGCGCCACCCCGTTCGGTTTAATCGCCATTGTCGCATTCCTTTGCGGGCTTGCCGTCTATTATCGGGGCTTTCCACACTTCTGCAGCCGCGCCCTTCAATGCGTCCACAAAAACGTTTACCGATACCGCCCGGGCTTTTGTTGCTTCGTCGTTATTACTGCCCGGGGCGCGTGTATCCTCTATCATGCCCGACATTTTTAATAGTAATTCCGCGTGTTTAAATGAACCCGCCTTTGCTTGTTTTACGCAGGCGTTTATTACGGGGGCGACTGCTTGTTTAGTTATATTATAGCTTTCCTGTTTGTACTGCTTCAAGAATATTTCATTGTGAAAAGCCTTGTAATACGCTTTCCTGTCAATGTTTAATTCTTCGCACATTTTCACTATAGATTTAAAACGGTTTTCTGGTTCCAATAGATATTCCAGAAGCCGTTTTTCTAATATAGTCAAGCCTTTTTTAATTGTCGGTTTTCTGCCCATTATTCACCTTTTAAAATATCTGGTACATTCGCGCCCGGTTCTGCCCAGCCATAATCGTAATCGGCAGCGGCTAAAACCCTGCAAAAATCTTTAATATCGTGATCTATTAATTTGTCGCCAATTGCCGGTATATGTAACAATTCATGCAGTATTAATAGTGCTGACTGCTGCGGGGTTAAATCATCGGTACGTAACGCGTAAAAAACAATAATAAATTTCCTGCGTTCAAAGTATCCTATTGGGTGTCCGACTGTAGAAAAGCAGCGGGCTAATGCTTTGCCGCCTATATCCTCATACTGCCTTAAAAATAAAACATCATCGGGGTTAATGTGTGCTACTTCATCGCGTGCGTTAATGACTGCCCGCGCTAACTGTTTTAAATCATCTGCAATTTGCCAAGTTGTCATAATTTCACCTTTAAAAATAACGACATGAATTATATATTATTTGTGAATACTATATATTTCATGCCGTTATTATATCACTTTTTACTGGTCGTGGAACGGGTCGGGCGATACACTAAACGCCCACGCTAATAATTCTACTTTGTCGCCCTCGCCTGTCCCCGGTAATTCGTAATTTTTTATATCGGTATCTGACATTTTTTTAACGGCTTCAATTAAATACTTTTCGGGTACATTCGCCATAGTCCATTTATGAATATCATTAAAACGGGCTTTTAATGATTCTATAGTTTTTTCGCCGTTTTGTGCTGTTTTTAATTTTTCTATAGTTTGCGCCGTGCGTTTCCGTAACCACGCATAATACACGGGTTCAATAAATTG